TGATCCACCTTTAGGGGTAGATACTGAACGTCTACCGTACATAGAAGCTAAATCATGTGGTGTACCGTAAGTCATACCTGACTTAGCAGGGTCATTACCTTCTGCTTCTATTTGAGCGTTTCTAAATGATCTCTTAGTATCTTCTCTAACTAGATCTCTCATTTCCATATATTGATCTTCTGAGAAGTTAAATATATTTTCATAAATGTAATCTGTAGAGAACATTTTAGTATCAGTCATTTGAGCAGCTAAGTCTACCTTTTCTTTTAGTAGTGCTACTTTTTCTTGTTCAAATATAATAGATGGAGTTGATAACTTAATTTCAAAGTTAGTTAAACTCTCTCCAGTAAATCCTTGAGTGTATAAATGTATTAAGGCAATTTTAGTAAGTTCGGATTCCAATATTTTTTGAACTCTTTCTACTGTTCTAGCAAATCTAATATCTTCTGCTGCTAATGTAGCTTTACCTGATAAGTCACCTTCGTAACCAAAGTATGCTTTTGGTATCTTTAATGCAGCAAATAACTTAGCTTGTAAGTATTGAACGTCAGTAGTACCGTCATAATCTAATCCTTTAGTAGTTTCTATTCTTGTTGAATTGTCTCCTCCCCTAACTGGTAGGTAGAAGTCTTCCATCATATTTTGAATATTAAACTTAAGGTTATAGTTTCCATCTTGTCCTATATAAGGTGTCTTTTTCATGCTGTTGATAGTCTTTTGCATGAATTGATCAACTTCATTAGGGGGTATTGAACCAACGTTAATATAGAACATTCTCTTCTCAGGTGCTCTCATTATACGATGTATTAACATCGCATCTTCCATTAAGTTAGTTTGTTTAAATATCTTTCTAGCAGGTTCTATGTATGCTCTACCGTAAGGTAAATAAGATGTATCTGATATAAGTCTAAAGTGAGCCATTTCATAGTTGTCAAATACTATGTTTTCTTTAGAAGGTTTCTTTACGTAGTTAGGATCGTTAGATGCTGCTATTCCATCTATTGATAGTTCAAATTTAACTTCATTAGGATTTTCAGGATCATATCCTTCATGTCTTATAATGTTATATACAGTGTAAGGTAACACGTTATATACTCCGAACTTCTCTGCTATCTCAAGCTTTAGGAAAAAGTCTCCGTATTTAAGCATATTACGTGTCCATGACCATAGATTAAATTCAATATTTAATACGTCATAGAATAAATTGTAAAGTACTCTTTGAATATTTTCATCTGATGATTTAACTGATAAAACTTCTCCTTGATCATTTTTAACTGTTGCTTCATCTGATACTATATCTAATGCAGAAGCAATAATTGGATCTGAATCCATTGCTTCATAATCTGAGTATAGTTGAACTCTAAGTGTTTGGTAATTTAGATTTGGGTTATATACATTTCTGTTGTTGTATACGTATAATCTATTGAATCTATCAATCAAAGAATTTGTTTGATATTTTCCTGTTTTTTGTATTTGGTTGACATCAGCTACTTTTAACTCATCTCCTCCAATGTTTCTAATTACAACATCAGATGAAAATAGTCTTCTTAGCCTGCCAAATAGTGTAGTATCCGCCATTACGGTGTATGTTTATATATAAATATGCTACTTTATTAACCAACTAATGTCTTCTTCGCCATTAGCTGTCTTTATAATATAAGGATTTTCTCTCTGACTACCAACGTTTTGCATAATTGCTTTGTTTTTAGAGTTTAGATTGGAAAAAGAAGATAGTTGAGCTCTAGCCAAATCTAATCCTTGTTGTCTTAATCTTAATGCAGTATCTCTTACGTATAATGCTGTAGCACAAGATAAAATTAAATCATCATTATATCTATCTTGAGCTTGAGCTTTACCGTTCTTCCAGATAAATACTCTCATTTCTCCCATAACTCTTTTTGATTGTAGAATTACAGAATGGTCTCTCATATATTCAATCATCTTAGCTATAACTAAAGGTCTAGTTCTAGCAGACATTGTAAAACCGGGTACTAATTGATCTCTTTCCCATTTAGACATATATGACTCTACCGTATCTAAATGATTTCTAGGAGAGTAGTATAGGTTTCTATACTCTCGTTCTAATATTTTTTCTATGGTAGCCCAACCTATGTTAGCATTTTCAACTACTAAAAGAGCTTCGTTATACTCTGAACCTATACCAACTAACATTTGACCAAAATCACCGGGAGCTATTTTACCTTTATATTCAGCAACTTGTGTACAACTTTCAATATCAAAAATATGAAATGCTGAATAGTCAGTTGAATCACCTCTAGCTACATCGGCTACTACCATATAAGATTTACTATAATCTACTCCTTCCCATATCCATAAATTGCCATCAACACCTCTTCTTTCTAAAGGATCTTTTTGGTATGTTTCTTCATAGAAAGACATATCTTCAGGTTCAAAAACAGTATCACCAGATGCTAAGAAATCACAATCACATTCCTGTCCTGCCATTCTAGGACCTAAATCAGCATTTTGTTGCTCTCTCCATTTATCGTCTCTTTCAGGGTGTACGGTCCAAGGTAGTCTTATAGGTATAAAACTATTCTCTCCAGTTTCTGCTTTTTCCCATGTTTGGTGAAACCAGTTACCAACACCATTAGGAGTTGATAATGCCATACATTGACCACCGGTAGCTAGGGTTTGTTGTGCTGCTGTAAATGTATCATCTACGTTATCTATAAATGCAGCCTCATCCATAAGTAGTAATGATACCGCTTCAGATCTTGCAGCATCAGGTGAAGATGATTTTGCTTGTACTTTAGATCCATTCTTTAATCTAAGAGATAGTTTATTTTTTTCAACAGAAGGTAGCTTTAACCATTTTGGTAACTCATCATACATGAAGATTACTTTAGTTACAAGGTTACGAGCCGTTGCTTGAGTAGTTGCTAATGCAAGTATATTCTTATCTTTATGAAACAACATTAACCATAAACTATAAGCAGCAGCTAAAGTAGAAATACCTAACTGTCTAGACTTAAGAGTAATGATATACTGTTCGTCTCTAAATAAGTGTAGTATTTTATCCTGAAATGGGTAAAGATTAAATAAGATTCTACCTCTAGTAGGATGTTGGATATGACAATACTTTCTCATGAAGTAAGCCGGATCCTTTGCACACTTTATATACTCTTGTGCAATTATTTTTTTTATATCTTTTGACATAACTCATTTTTAGACTTTTATCCTAGGTACTAAATCTGATGGATTAGCTGCTTTTAAATCACTACCAATTGCATCTACAAAGCTACCGCCATTGTAAAATTTAAAGTTACCTAGATTGTCAGAAATCATAAAACCATCAAACTTGTGTTCGTTAAAGTAATCTCTAGCAAGTTGTTTTGCTAATGATATTACAAACTCACCAGATTTAAACTCATTATCTGTAAAAAATGAACTTACATCTAATTTTAATTTATTTCTATACCAAGAAGAAACTGTTTTAGTAATTCTATCTTTAGCTGATGATCTGTTAAACCCTCCTTGTATGATAGCTTTATATAAACCATCTATTTTATAAGGCCAAGAAGTACCTTTTGTTGTCAGGTAATTTGTTAGCTCTTGTGCAGCATCACCGTCAAGATCAAACTTATTAGATACCTTTACTAAATCTTTTATCAATTCGGTAGACTTACCTCTTACAACATAACTAGGTGCAACTAAAGCTCCTGTACTACTTGTACGTGATTTAAGCTCTACCTCTTCTCCATCTATCTTTAAGTCTCCTTTAGCTTGTGCTTTTTCTATATTCTTAAAGAAGACAGATAAAAATGCTTCACCTGGTCCTAAAGAAACTGTTCCTTGTATCGAATCTTTCATATCACCATAAAGTGATTTTAATTCGTCAGGAGTAAATCCAGGTATTTGTTTAAAATAGTTACTACCACCTTTATCAAATGTAGGAGGATTAGATGCTATTTTTGCAAACTCTCCTGTTTTACCTAAATCAGATAATAGAGATTGAAAGTAAAGTATATCTTTTCTACTTAAATTTTTAGATTCAAGATAAGTTTTCATACTATCACCGTATCCAATATTTTTAGCGTACTTCATGATACGTTTTAATGTATCAACGTCTTTAGTATTACTAATTATACTTATCAAGTTTTTCTGAAGATCTGCATCTGATAATTCATCTGCTTCTGTTAATTCTAACATTAGCTTATCTAAGATAGCTTTATCATCTGAGTTGTTAATATCTGGAATACCTGTTTTGGTTCTCCAAGCCCACTCTGTATATAGTTTATCTGTAACTTCCATTATGCTTCTGGTTCTTCTGCTGGTTCTTCAAAGTCAATTTCTTCACCACCTAGATCAGCTCCTCCTTCTTCTCCTCCTGCATCATCTGCTTCAAAGTCATCTCCTCCTTCTGCTCCACCTTCTTCACCAGGAAATTCACCTCCTCCTCCGCCTCCACCGCCTCCGGTGTCGACATCAGCTGCTTCTCCATCTCCTGCTCCAGCCATAGGTGCTTCTTTATATAGAATTGATAACTTATCTAATGCCTGTTGGTATTCATCTATTTTAGAAAGTATATATTTCTTACCTAATATTTGAGCTTCAAAAGTTTTACCTGTCCACTTTAAAATGTAGTCTTGACCATTTTTTAGATTAACTCTAAATGAGGAAGGTCTTGGTGATATCCAATCAATAGACTCTACAAACTCTTTAAATTGTTCTGTTTGTAATTTTATAATAGCTGCTGTAACAGTTGGAAATCTACCTAATATCTTATCGGTTT